CTATTTCGGACGCGACCGAGGATCAGATTGAAAGTATAATTTCACAGAATTTGGGCGCTGGCGCGCTTGGAACTGCCGCTACCCAATTCATCTACGGGGAAGATTTTCAAGGCGGTCAAGTCGCGGCGGTTTTAGCAGGCGCAACCACGAAGGCTGAAATGCGATTTGGTGACGAAATAGTTGCGTCAAGGGAGATGGGCTTCAAAGCTCTGGAAGAGCAAGCACGCATCGATAGAAGTATAGCAGGAGAAAACGAATATTGGGGTAAAGAGTTTAAAGGCATTGAACAATCCGTAGAAATTATCGAAGCTCTTAAACTAAAGCAGGCAGAACTACTGGCACTAATACCCGATAATCTAAAAGGTGGCACAAGTGCTATTGAATCCGCTACAATGATAAGAGAATCAGCCCAATCATCCATTGGTAATAGCACCGGATCGGCTCAGCCAAACATTATTATTAATAACCGGTCTGGAAGCTCACGTGCAAATGTTCCTCCCAAGACCGAGGTAGTAGTAGTCCCAAGCCCCGACACCAGCGTGTCTACATCAGATACAAATCCAGCGTTCAAAGCTAGACGAGGCAGTCGTTCGGGCGTATGATTAAATAAAAAAGGCAGAGCCGAAGCCCTGCCTTATTAGTCTGTACGGTGGTAGTAGTGTTTAGTCTTCGTTAGCCAAACGAGCGAACGCCGCCATCACATCTTCAACATCACCTTCTGGTTCTGCCGTAGCTTCGGGTTCAGAGAATGAAACCGTTTCTGCAGTAGAAACTTCGTATGATTGTTTCTCTTGTGGTGGAGGAGTAGTTCCGCCCATCATAGCTTCTTGACGCATAGTAGGTGCGCCGCCAGCGGCTGCTTCACCCAGCACTGTATTCAAACGAGCTTGTAATTCAGAATAAGTCTTATAGTTAGCGTTATCTGGATCAGTGAATTCACGAAGGTCAAAGAGCTTACCGTAGATAGCTTCGAGTTGCTCATCATCTTCTGATACTGCAGCAGGTGATGCGAACTCGGATTTATCGTAGTTAATCCAACCATCCACTTTGCGACACTTTAGTTTGAAGTCTGCGCCAGCCCAGAAATCGAATGGGTTCATAGGCTTTTCGTCTGGATATTCAGGCTTCATGGCATCCATAATCTTATCAAAGATCTTCTTACCAAATTCATAAAGCATGATCTTACCTTCGTTCTGCGGATTAGCAGGATCGGAGATTACCATAACGTTTGCGACGTGGTGTAGACGACGCTTTTGGATACGAGCAGTTTCTTTGTCTGCATCGACACCGGAGTTCCAAAGCTTACCGTTTAATTGACCTACTGGATCTTCTTGACCAAGAGAGGTAAGTGAACGTTCAATATACCATTGGCCAGTTGGACCTTTGAATCCATGATCCCAGTAGCGAGTCCATGGTAGTTCATTATTTTCAGCAGCTGGCAAAAAGCGTAGAACAGCATAGCCGTTATCGGATTTGTCACGCTTAAGTTTCCAAAGGCGATCGTCACCGTAGCTTTTTTTATCACCACCAACTTTTTCGGCTGCGGCAGTAAGTTTCGAGATTGCGCCTTGACGGCGGTTTTTTAGATCTGCAAAAGACATTGTATTTCCTTGTATTGCATTAGATTACAGTTTATATTGTATCATAGTATAGTGATCTTGTATATAACAAAATCAATCGAAGATCAAAGTATTTTGTCGAGGCAAACAGTTTAGACCGATTGCTTCTGCTTCGATTTTATCCTTGACTACCGGAGAGATGAACTTCTTCACGTCTTCCGGATCGATGGATTGGGTTTCACACACATGGACAACGGCGTCGATGTACGAGAGTTTCATTTGAAAGACCGAACTTTCTACTAATTTAGTAAAGCTCGATCTGTTCATAAATTGGTTTTCGATCATTTATCGGATACCTTCAAGATGATAGTGTTTCTATTTATACGACCTGTAAAGGCGGCAGGCTTGGATGTAAGCTTCTTCCATTCTTTATCAATCTGCATTGGTGTCTTACCAAGAATAATAGGAAGGAATTCATTCGGCTTACGCAAACGGGTTGCACGGGAATTAACTTCATCGAACTGCTGAATAGTAGTACCGCTAATCTGAAAGCCTTTACCAGAATTGGTTTTGAGCTCAATGATGTAACGTTCTTTTTCATTAAACAGATATACCCGTTCTGCACCAACGATGCGTGAAGGAGCAATGGAGGTTACTTTATACTCCGTTGACTCTTTAAGATACACGACTTTGTCTGCTTGTTTCTCGGCAGACTTAACGACTGGCTTACGAGTTTTTCTTTGTGCTTTCTTTGAGTCAAGATAACGTTGGCTATCAGCCAAAATAGATTCGATAAGCTTTAGGTAATCCTTACGCTCTTTAAGCTTTAATGTGCTATATGCTTCAGCAAGTTGCTGTTGATCGTCGCTTAGATTTTTCTTAGGTAAGTCGAGTAGCTCCTGAATTTCGTTGCGAAGAGGAACATAATAATCGTATGTACCCTTAGCAAGATTAGCAGCAGCATCGATCTTTTTTAATTCGTCGTATACAGAGAAGCTTTCATATTCATCTGTACGACCAAACGTATCAATTATTTGTTCTACACTAGCAATAAAATCTTCTGTGCGTTCACGAATAACTTCCATTGGTGACTTAGATATCTTTTTTACACCGCTATCGCTATCGGCACTTGCTGATGCTTTACGTGTTGCTGACTCGATAATCTTTGCAAAGGCAAGTTCTTCAAGACTATTGAAGTTCCAGTCTTTAGGATCTGGCTTGCCGCTGAATTCGCGCCATGCAAGAATACCTGCAAAGGCACATGAAGTAGCATATGCTGTATCTGTAGCAGACAGCATAAACGAACGACGCTCTTTATCAGCCTTATACTTTTCTTTAATATGAGACTTGATGCGGTGAACGATATCTTTGCGATCTACTTCTTGACGCACATACTCGTGGAAGTATTGCCAGTCGTTTATAGGGGCAGCAGCAAAGCCAGTCGCAGAACGACGACTGAATACTTTAGCTACCTTTTTCTTTTTGGGTGCCTGACGTTTAACGGTTGGGGCTTTAACTAATGCTGCTGCCATTGGATATCTCCTTTTGATGTAACTATACTAACATAGTTGTTATAGGATGTAAACCCCTTATTTGGGTTCTTTTTGATTTATTTTAAGCATATGCTCGACACCGTTTTTATCAGTATATCCCCGAATGTATCCGTTCAGGGTAAGATACTCAATAGTCTTTCTGATGGTCTTTGTCTCCTTCGCATCGTTCCTACGGCTGGAGATTTCATATCCTATGTAACCTGCTGCCAATAGCATTACTACCGCTTGTGCTAAAAAACCATCTGAAAACTCATTCATTTAATAGCACCGCGATTGATGAATCGCTACCTGGAGGAGTTCCTGCATGAGGTTGATCTACTGAGGCAACGGCAACGGCATTAAGACTAACCAGGTTAATGCTAATCAGATTGTCCAAGCGGAACGAACGCCAACCTTTTGCTTCTAAGTCGTAACAAGGAACTACGTTATCGTTCTCTGCCGGAGGTTTCTTCTCCGTGACTTCTTTCAAAACTGCAATTTGCGGCAAAAACAAATGCGAAAGAGAAGCTTGCATAACGCGATTGGTACCATCTACCTTTGTAAAATTAACCGTGCACGGGCCCGCGAATAGCTTTTCAGTAGCTTCCGCTTTAGTTATCTTATTCATGTTATCTCCTCATCTGTGCAGCATCGACTGCTGCTTTCATGTTATCTTTACGAATAGGCATTAGGTTAGACTTATGTGTAACCACGATGCCGGCAATTTCATTACCAGTATATTTGGGATGATCCTTTGCTTTCCCCATTGCTGGTACTATATCTGATGTTACGCTTGGACCAGTACTATAATCTGGAATTTCGGTGCGGTGACTTCCTGAACCTTTCACGCCCATTTTCTTAAGCCATTTTTCATGTTCGACCGCAGCGCGACGATCTTTAGGTGTTAGCTTCTTCTTGCTATTACCGTGGACCTGAACGCCACGAATCATTTGCATACCCATATTGTTTAGTTCCAATCGTTATCGAATCTTGTTGTGTGATATAGTGTTTCGCCGTAATACTCGGCAGCATACTTGGAAGCATCAGTGTATTGGTTAATGTTCATCTGATCGTTTTTAACACCGGCGATCTTTGCAGTTTTGCGAACGAACTTAGTAGCTTGGACGTTGCCTTCCGCAACTGAGCTTTTAGTATTCATCTTGGACACAAAAGACTTTTGACGCTTTTGCTTTTCTGCCACGGTTTTGATAATTGCGAGGCGGTGTGCTTTTTGCTGGTCAGTCATAAGATATCCTTTCAAGATATGTTTGATTTGTTAATAGTACTATACCGTAAGTGTATAGGGATGTAAACCCCCTATTTCACTTTATTTGAATTAAATCCTTTCATTTCAGTCAATGTTTTAATAAGGTCTTTGCCGAAGCAAGTGAATAGGAATCCTTTGTTCCAAACCCAATGCTCGATGTCCTGAGTATTCTCAAGGGTATCAAGATCTACCATTTGGGCAAGAATCTCTTCGGTTGTTTTTCCGCCGACGTCGAAGTTCTCACGACTAAACATTTCAAACTTAAAAGTTTCAATAGCAGCGTCTGCCGCGTTGATCTCAGCCTGGTTGCGCCGATCTAGATCTTCCTGAGTCGTGTTCCAGATAGCCTGTTTCTCCTGGTCATCCGAGCGGTAAAACGTATCGTCCATGCGCGGACGAAAGCCATAAGCATCTTTATGAAAGTCGGAGAATAATTCAGTTGAGAAGGTATAGGCCATGACGTAATCCCTTGTTGGTTGTTAATAGTATT